TGGACGAGGTCATCGACCTTTTCTACTCGCTCAAATCGCCATACCGCAAGAACGCGGTCTTCCTCATGAACGACACGACGGTGAAAGCGATCCGGAAGCTCAAGGACAACACCGGCAACTACCTCTGGCAGCCGTCAATCACCGCTGGTACGCCCGACACGATCCTCAACCGCCCGGTCTACACCTCGTCCTACGTCCCCGCGCTGGCAGCGGGCGCGAAGGCGATCGCGCTCGGCGATCTGGGGTTCTACTGGGTGGCCGACCGCCAGGGTAGAAGCTTCAAGCGTCTGAACGAGTTGTTCGCCGCCACCGGGCAGGTGGGCTTCATCGCCTCCCAGCGCGTGGACGGCAAACTGATCCTGCCCGAAGCGGTAAAGGTTCTTCAGATGAAGGCGGCCTGAGATGGTCTCGCTTTCTGAACTGAAGGCGCACCTCAGGATTGAATCAGGCGAGGAGGACGCACTGCTCTCCTCCCTGATTCAGTCCGCGAAAGCCGCCTGCGAAGCGTTCTGCATGACGACTTTCATGGATCCCACGCCGGAGCCTGTCCGTCTTGCGGTACTCCTGTTCTGCGGCCATTTCTATGCCAACCGCGAGAGCGGCGACCAGGATGCTTATGACGCCATGATCGCTGCATTTCGCGCGCTGCTCTGGCCGTACCGCGACCCCATGAAACTCTTCTAAAGGAGGCGACCCGCTGTGGCGACAAGCAATACGAAGCCCAAAGCGGGCGACCTCCGGCACCGAATCACAGTGGGGCGGACGGCTACCACGACCAACGAAAACGGTTACCCCGTGGAAGCCGATACCATTGTCTGCAATGTATGGGCTTCTGCCCGCGACGCCGGTCACCGGGAGTTCTTCGAAGCCGCGGCCGGCAACCTGGAGGACGTGGCCAACTTCTCGATCCGGTACCGCCCCGACATTGAGCCCGGCATGTGGGTAGAGTTTAAAGGCCAGCGGAGGGAGATCGTGCAGGTCAACGGGTTCGACCACCTGCGTGATTTCCTTCTGCTCAAGACTGCCCGGCGAAAGGCGGTGAGCGGATGAAGAGCGTGCAGGCCGCGCTTACACCGACTGGAATCCCCGCCTTCGCACATGTCTGGCGCGCAAGCGCCGCATATCCAACCCCTCCCGCCCAGTACCTCACCTACACCACCCTGACCGTAGAAGCCGAGCACCTCGACGACGCTCCGATCTCGTACCGGCACTATGTCTACCTGACGCTCTGGAGTACCGGCGACGTGACGAGCGTCATTCTTGTCGTTCGCGCTGCCATGCGAGCGGCAGGGTTTGGCATGGATGAGGAGCGCACCGACTACGAGGAGGACACGAAGACCTTCCTCGTCATCTGGACGTGGGTGGGCACGGAGGAGGTGTGATCAATGGGCATGCAATTGAACGGCGCGGATGGCCTGAAAAGCGATCTCGCCATCATGGCAGGCGCGCTTGGGGATGACGGTACCACAAAAGCCAAGATTCTGAAGGGCGCCGCGCAACCGATACTGGAGCAGATGATCCAAAACGCCAGCACCGATCCACGTCCCCGGTCCGGCCTGCTCAGAGGTTCCTTGAGGATCAGAGCCGGTTCTCGAATGCACGGCGCCGCCCGCGTGACCGTGGGCGTACATTCCGGCGAAGCGGGCGCCAGGTACGCCAATCCCGTGGAGCACGGGCATGGCGGGCCACATCCGGCACCGCCCCACCCATTCGTCCGCCCGGCCTTTGATGCCAGAGCGAACGAAGCTTATGAAGAAATGAAGAAACTCCTGAACGAAGCCCTCAACAAGCGGGGGCTTTTGTAAACCCCAACTGTAGATTGGAGGAACGTCTTATGCCAGAACCGACCGCATCCCCCGTGGTGTCCAGCACCGTCGGGCTCAAAAACGTGGTGCTCGCACCGCTGACCACCGATACCGAGGCCACGCTCGCCTATGGCACACTTCAGCTGATCGCCGGCGCCATCGACGCGCAGATCTCTCCGGAGAGCGCCGACCCCGAGGTGCAATACTACGATGACGTCGAAGGTGACGTCGTGTACCCTGACCCCGACGTCAAGCTGACCATGGAGATGGCGGACATTCCGCTGGCGCTGCAGGAGATGATCCTGGGCAACACCATCGACGACAATGGCGTGCTCCTTCGCGCCGCGGGGGATTCACCGCCCTACTTCGCGCTTGGGTTCAAGAGCGAGAAGGCGGACGGAACCTACCGCTATGTGTGGCTCTTCAAGGGCCGCGCCAAGCCAGCGACCGAGCAGTACCACACGAAGGAAGGCAAAACGCTGACTCGGCAAACCGGCAAACTCGAGTGGTCCTTCCTCAAGCGCACCAACGATGGGCGCTATCAGGCCATCGCCGATGAGGGCCAGAACGGGTTTACCCCGGAGATGGCTGCCACATTCCTGACCAGCGTGTACACGCCAGTCGTGACTTCCGGCACCTGATTTCAATAGAAGGGAGATCCGATCATGATCACCTGCACCCTGGGAGAAAAGAGATTCTCCATTGATTTTGTGTCCGGCCGCGCGCTGCGGGAGATGGGACCCGCCGCGAAAATGCACGCGCACATCACCGGACTCGCGAAGAGCGCACTGGAGGGGAACGCCGTCCCCGACGAAACCAGCGTTGAGGAAGCCATGGACGTGCTCGTTCGTTGGTTCTGTATCCTTTTCGGCAACCAGTTCTCGCCCGACGACGTTTTCGACCATTACCCGGTCGACCGCCTGATCCACGACATCACCTTCGCCATGATGGCCGTCCAGGCGCAGGCCACTTCCGTGCTCTCCGAATTCCCTATTCCAGCAGCGCAGGAGACGAAGGCGTCCTGACGCTGCACGACTACGTCCTGGCGACCTACAACGAACTCCTGAAAGCCGGGTGGACCATGACCGACATTGACGGCATGGACATGCCCGGCTTTCTCTCTGTCCGCGCTTGGGACGCGCGGCATGAAGAGCGCACGAAGATCCCGAAGCGAAGATTCATCGACGAAGCGTGGCCACAGCGGCCGCGCTAATTTTCTTATGAAGGGATGGTGACACCTTTGTCCGAAACCCTGCGTGACCTCGTCGTGTCGCTGTCCCTCGATTCGGACAATTTCTCCCGGAACCTCAATAGCATCGGGAAGCAGATTCAGGAGGCGGAGAGCCGGTTCAAGGCAGCGGGCGCCGGTGTGGCCGGGTTTGAGAAGTCCGCCTCCGGGCTAGGCTCGAACCTCTCCATGCTCCGGGACAAGCTGGTTCTCCAGCAGAAGGCGGTGGAGCAGTACCGTCGCGCATTGGACGCCGCCAATGACAAGCTCACTGCCACCGTCCGGAAGAACGATGAACTGAAGTCTTCGCTGGACAACGCCCGGACAAAGTACGCCGACCTCAAGAGCCAGATCGACCAGACCCTCGCGGCTTTTACGGCCAGCGTTAAGGCGACCGGCGATAACAGCGAAGAATCCAACCGGCTGGGGCTGGAACTTCTGGACCTTGAAGATCAGTACAAGGCCACCGGCGCGGAGATCAAGAAGCTGGAAGGCCAGCTGGGTGCCAACCGGAAATCCATGCAGAACGCTGCCGACGCGGTATCGAAGGCAGAAACCAGCTTCAACGGTGCCAAAGCCGCTCTAAAGGAAACCGCAGCGGAAATCCAGAACTGCACCAATAAACTCGAAAAATCGCGCTCCCGGTGGCTCGCGTCGGGCGCCGCCATGGAGTCCTTCGGAAAGAAGGCCACCGCCGCCGGCCAGTCGCTGGAGCGCGCCGGACAGAAGCTGACCACTTTCATCTCCGTCCCGCTTGCCGGGCTGGGCGTCGCCGCCGCCAAAGCGTCCATCGATTTCGAGGAAGCGTTCGCCGGCGTCAGAAAGACCGTTGACGCGACAGAAGGAGAGTACAAGCGGCTCGCCTCCGATGTGAAGTCCATGTCCACCCAGGTGACGGCGGACACTTCCGCCATCGCCGCCGTCATGGAGAACGCGGGACAGCTGGGCATCAAGAATTCCGCGCTGACGCCGTTCACACGGGCCATGATCGACCTGGGCAACGCGACGAACCTGGCTTCTGAAGAAGCCGCGACGGCGCTCGCCCAGTTTGCCAACGTGACTGGCATGGCCCAGGACAACTTCGGGCGTCTGGGCTCGGTCATCGTCGAGCTCGGCAACAACATGGCCACCACGGAGCGGGACATCGTCAACATGGCGACTCGGCTCGCCTCCGCTGGCACGCAGGTCGGGCTTAGCGAATCGCAGATCCTGGGCTTCTCCGCTGCGCTGGCGTCAGTGGGCATCGAGGCCGAAGCGGGCGGCTCTGCGTTCAGCAAGATCATGGTGCAGATGCAGCTGGCCGCGGAGACCGGGAAGAACGGCCTGTCCGATTTTGCGAAGGTCTCCGGCATGACGTCCTCCGAATTCCGTGAGGCATGGAAGACTGACGCGGCGTCTGCCATTCAGGCGTTCATCGTGGGCCTTTCGAAGATGGACGAGTCCGGAATCAGCGCCATCGCGACACTGCA